TCATTACCTGCTGGGCGTTGGCGCCCTCCCGGACCAGCTGCATCGGCCGCTCCAGCAGCTCGGCCATCATGTCCTGGTTGGCCTCGTCCTGTCCCGCCGCGGCCTCGACCAGCTCGTCAATGTCGGTCTGCGGGTGCTGCTGCTGGAACTGAGCGAAGTGGGCGGCCATCTGCTGCACGTTGTCGGCCTGCCCCGGCACCGGGCCACTGGGGCCCTGCGGGTCGCGCACCTCAAATTCGTCGTCGTTGAGGTTGTACTCCCGCTTGAAGTACGACTCGGTGAACCGGACGCCGGCCTTCGTGAGGGTCCGGTCGCGTTCGGCGTGCTCCTTGCCGGCCTCGTCCTCCATGTAGCAGCGGAAGCGGGGCACCGGCTGGGGAAAGCCGTTGAAGTGCCAGATGCGGTGGAGCAGCTGGTTCATGGTGTTCTCCTTGAGGCGGCACAGGTCGGTGACCACCGCCCCGCTTACCTCGTCGAGCTGCGCTTCGCCCAGGCCGTAGGTGCCGTGTTCGCCGGACGAGGTAGCCAGGTCGGAGCTCAGGAGCGCCTTGTCGATGCGCTGGTTGAAGTACTTCGCGACGCTGAGGTACACCTCACTGGAGCCGGTTTTGTCGCCCTCTTTCAGCTCCACGCTGCTGTCGTCGGGCACGGCCGCCACGGCGTCCTGGATCATGTTCTCCAGCATGTCGAGGAGCTTGCCGATGTTCTCGTCGGACTCCCCGCGCGGGTACTTCCCCACGGCCCACGGCATCCCGTACTTCTCGACGAACGTGATGAGGAACCGGATGTCCCCCTTCTTGAACGTGGCCGGCCAGAAGCAGCGGGAGAGCACCGACTGGCCGTACGGGTTGCGGAAGCTGGGCTTGTTGCGGGCCAGCAGGAATTTTCCCCAGGGCAGGTCCTTGAGGCCGTCGGCACTGCCGAGGCGGCTGCGGAGCTTCAGCTCGTTGTCCGGCGTGAAGGCGAACCACTCGGCCGGCTTGGCCTTGACGGCCTGCGGCATCCAAAAGCCGTCGGCCGTCTCGGTCCACATCACCTCCAGGGGCTGGTAGCCGTAGAGGCGGCCCTGCAGGATTTCGTTGTCGAGGCGGTCCCAATCGAGCCGATCGAGCCACATGCGGACCCGCTCGATCACCTCGTCCTGCCCTTCGGCCCGCAGCTCCCACCGGTGCTCCCGCAGGGAGCTGTAGAGGTACTGAAGGTCGCCGAAGATCTGCTGGTCGTAGGTGAGCTCCCGCAGGTGCTCGATGTGCTTGCCCGTGTCCCGGAGAATCTTGTCCGGGTTGGGCAGCCAGTTCATGAGCTTCCCAATTTGCCGGGACCGGCGCGTGGCGAGCTCGTCGGTAGACGGCTCGTTGCCCGCGTCGGGGACCTCTCGATGCGAGAAGCCGAAGCGCTGTCGAATGGTGGACCAGATGCCCATAACTTAGTATCGAGACGTGAGCGAAGAATCGCCGTAGCGGTGCGTAAGGTCGCTGGACCGGTCGACGTCGCGGCTGTGAGCCTGCACCGGGCCCTGGTACTCGGAAACGGCGTGCGTGGCGAGCGCCCCGGCCCAGAAGCGGTCCGCGTGGCCGTCGGTGGCGCCCTGCACCTCGAACCGGATGTTGCCGGCGGACGTCGTGGACTTCTTGATGCTATGCAGGTCTTCGCGGACGGCCTGCGACTGCGGGAGCACGATGGTCTTCTCCTCCACGCGCCGCCGGAAGGCGTAGGCCATCTCCTCCTTGATCGAGTTCGTGAAGGAAACGGGCTCGACGCGGTGCCGGCCAAAGTCGTCCTGCGCTTCCTCGGCCATCTGCATTCCGATGCCGCTTTCGTCGATGCAGGCCCGCCGGAGCGCCGGGTGCTCCAGGTATGACCAGAGCACGTCCTTTTGGGCGCGGAAGGGCGTCTTCTCCATCACGCGGACGTCGCGGGTGAACGTCATGGGCCCCACTTTCTCCAGCAGCCAGATCACCGACAGGTCCTCGCGCCGGCCGACGTCGAAGCCGAGGTAGAGCTGGCCCTCGACGTCCTGCTCGTGCGGGCCGTCGGGCCAGAGCACGCCGCCGTCCTCGACGGCCGCGATCATCTCGTACGTGAGAAAGGCGTCGCTCTCGTCCACCGGCTCGCACATATACTCCTGCATCCACTGCTCCTCGGAGCGGCAGCGCGAGCGGCGTTCGGCCAGCCAGTCCTCCTTTTCCTGCTCGGTGGCCGGGCGGCCGAGGATTCGATCAAGAAGACCCTGCCCGACCGCTTCCTTGATGTCGACGGTGTGGACGCTGCCCGGCTTGCGGCCTGCCTGGATGTCCTGAATGAGCTGGTAGAAAAAACGCTTGCCGTTGTGGGTCGATAAAATTCTCATAGGGTGCCCCCACATCGTCACCGGCTCCAGGGCGTCCCACATCTCCTCCGGGTTCTCGTGCCAGGCGGCCTCGTCCCAGATCGCTTTTCCGCCCTTGGACCGAAATCTTTTCGGATTGCTCGTGAGCGCGTTGATTTCACCGTGGTCGGGCAGATCGATGGTGAGGGCCTTCACGTCCTTGTCCTCGTCGATGAGCTGTTCACCCAGCTCCTCGAACGCGGCGTCGAAGACCGTGGCCCAGTGCCCGCAGTAGTCGATGTATTCGCGGGCGGCCGACTCGTCGGCACTAGAGAACCAGACCTTCCATCCTTTTTCGATGGCGTCGCGGACGTCCTCGTAGGCCTGGGCGTAGGTGGCGCCGATGCGGCGGGACTTCTCCCACACCTTGATGTCGGCATCGTCCTTCACCCATGCGCGCTGGTATGGTAAAAGGTGTGGCTCGTCGGCCATAGTGGATCGGGTGGTTACCCTTCGATGGCTTCGCGGACAACTTCGTAGGCGGCTTCCTCGACCTCGTCGGGCTCGTCGTCGCTCTCGTCCTGGAGGTCGGTAATGGCCTGCTCCATCGACCGCATTTCCTGAAACATCTCGGCCGACTTCATCGCGTTCTTGAGCGCGGACAGGCTGTCCCGGTTCGGGTTCGCGATGGCCTCCTTGATGGCCATCCGAATGACGTCCACCAGGCCCTCCTGAATGTCGGCGCCGGCCTCGTGAAACTTGCGCCGGGCCTTATCCCAGTCGCCGTCCTGGGCCCAGTTGTAGATGGTGCGCCGGGAGGGCGCGTCGTCGCCGTCTTCCTCGCGAAGCTGCAGCGCGACGGCTCGCGGGCTCAGTCCGTCTTCCACGTAGAGCCGTTCGGCGCGGTCGTAGTACTGGACTTGGAGGCTGGTCGTGTACTCCATAGGATGAGTGGGCTGTGCTCTTGAGGCCGAGAGCGGCGCTGTGCGCGGCGCGGGACCGAGAGGTCCCAATGTGCAGCGAGTGAGCGAAGGCCAGAATCGAAGGCCGTTGAACGGGTTTGGAACGCGCTCTTCGAACCGAACGGCTACGTATCGAGGATGTCCTCGATTTCTTCGACTTGCTCGTCGAGCTGCCGCGCTTCCCGGACGGTCTTCTTCAGCTCGTCCATCACGACACTCGCTTCCTCGACGTCGATTTCGAGCACGTCCTCAACGTACTGCCCGCCCAGCGCGCGCCGGATTTGTACGAGCTGGGAGCTGGCCTTCGTGCGCAGGTCTTCGAGACGACTCTCCTTGTCGGCCTTCTTGCCCTTGAGCTGTTCGAGTTCGTTCTGCATGGGTTAATCGTCGAGGTTGTCGAGCTGAGTTTCGAGGCGATTGATGGCGCCCACCAGTTCGCGCTGCGTCTGGTGCACTTCCTTGATAGTATCGATGGACATCTTCCGATTCTCGCGGGCCATCTCGCGGGTGGCCTGAAAGGCCTGGCCGATCGTCTCGCGCATCTGCCGCTGCTCCTTGTTGTTCTGCCGGAAGGTCTTCCACCAGATACCGGCCAAGATCGCGACCATCGTCCCCTGGGCCAGGAGCTCGGTATAGTTGACTTCGCTGCCGAACTCGGGGGTGGACTGCGGCAGGGCGAGCACGATGGCCGCCAGGGTGAACGCGATGCCTTGCTGAACCATGAAGCTGGACGGGATGGGCGCTGGGTAATGCATGGGCCAACGTGCGGGATGGTGGTGACGACAGAAAGTCAACGATTGACTTTCACGCGCGGGTCCTGGCGGCGACGTTGGCCACTGCATTCTGGCGACACTGTCTCACACACCTGACGACCCGCCGATTATGTTCGATCTGCTCTCCCCGTCGCTGCTTTCGCTGCTTCTCGTTCTTCCCCTGTGCCTGGGGGCGGTCCAGGAAACCGATTGGATTGAGGTCTTCCGGGCGGGCGACTACCCGCAAGGCACTTTTACGGTTGATGACGTGCAGACCATCGCGAGCCGGTACAATGCCGATTACCTGGAGGCGCCGGTAACGACGGACCACAAACAGACGGGCCCCGCCTTTGGGTGGGTGTCCGACGTCAAAGCGGAAGGGAAACGGCTGCTGGTGAAGTTCAAGCAGCTATCGGAGGGCATGGCAGAGGCCATCAACGAGGGGCTCTTCAAAAACCGCAGCGTCGAGCTCTTCAAGTCCCTCGACGGCGACCCCTACCTGAAGGCCGTGAGCTTCCTGGGTGCGCAGACGCCCCAGGTGAAGGGGCAGGAGCCGATCGGGGAGATTTCGTTCAGCGAGGACCAGCTGGCCGCCGCGTCGGCCGCGTTTGCCTTTACGGGCGAGGAAGACGAGGAGGGGCACGCCGAGATGGGCGCGATGGGCGACCGGCTGGAGGAGCTCATGATGGAGCGGGACATGAGCTATGAAGAGCTGGCCGACATGATGGAGGGCGACGGGGCCCGTGCGGAATCGACGCTCCGCTCCATCGTGAACGGGGAGATCGAGGACCCGCCCGACGAGGTGCTCGACTCGCTGGCCGGCGTCTTCGACGACGTGACGGCCGAGGCCCTGGGGGAGCTTCGTTCCGAGCAGGGCGGCGCCGCGTACAGCCACGAATCGGCGTCCAACGGTGACGAGGACGAGTCGGACGAGGTGGGCGACCTGGCGGACGTGGACACCTTTGCGGAGATGAAGCAGGAGGTGGCGCGGATGCAGTCGGAGCTCCAGAGCGAGCGGGCCCGTCGCCAGGAGGCCGAACAGCGCGCCGAGGAGGCCGAAGATGAGACGCAGGAAGCGGCGTTCGAGCAGTTCATGGAGGAGCGCGTGCCGCCCGCTGTGCGCCCGCGTGCACGTGCCATTTACAATGCCCTGCAGGACGCCAAGGGCCACGTCGAGTTCGCGGACGCCGCGGATGAGGACGTTGAGGACGATCCGGTGGCGGCGTTCGAGGGGCTTCTCAAGGCGTTCGATCACGGGGACCTGTTCACGGAGCTGGCCGAGGAGGAGCCCAGCACCGAGCACTTCAGCAACGACACCAGCGACTTTACCGAGGCCGTGCGGGAGGACATGGCCTCGCGTGGCGAACTTTAGACATACCCGCAGAGAGAAGAGCCGCACCGGACGGCTCTGTGAGGTCCCGAGCTGGCTGCTTGGGCAGCCCGTGCACATCGCGGGCCACATGGCCAGCATCCGGCCCCTTGCCTTCTACTCACAACGACCTTCGATCTCATGGCTACTCTCGCAGAAATTTCTGCCTCCGACCGGCTTTCGCAGCTGGTCGTGAGCACGATGATCGACGAGCGTCCCATCCTGGGCCAATGGGAGTTTTACCCGCATCCGGGCAACTCCGACAATCCGCGGAAAAACTCCTCGGCCTCCGGTGGGGGCTATCGTGGGGTGAACAGCGACTGGGCCGACAACGAGGTGAACCCGGACTTCGTCAACATGATCTTGGCGATTCTGGGGGACAAGGTCGAGACCGACGTGGCCCACGAGCGCCGCGGGTTCGACATCGCCTCGGTTCGGGCCTCGGACCTTCGGGAGTTCGCCCGCCAGCTGGCCAAGTTCCTGGTGGACCAGCACATCAACGGCGGCGGCCAGGGCTCCAGCCCGCCGGAGCTGAATGGCCTGGAGAGCCTGCTGCCGATGTCGGACGCACAGGCCATCTACGCGGTGGACAACGCGACGCCGCTCACCCTGCAGGCCGGCAACGCGGACGCCACGGTGAGCGCCCACCAGAAGCTGAAGGTGAAGTTGCACGAGCTCATTGAGAGCATCGACGGCGGGGCCGAGTGGATCATGACGTCCAACCGGCTGAAGGCGTTCATCACAAGCGTCTTCGAGGCCAACATCGAGCGGACGGCCGACGAGTTCGGAAACGAGTTCCCGACCTTCAACGGCGTGCCGCTGCTGAAGGCCGACAAGGCCCCGGACGGCTCCGAGGTCATCGGGCAGGACGAGCAGCCCGGAAGCATCACGACCAACACGCAGTCCGTCTACGCGGGCCGCTACGGCGAGAAGTCGGACCTGGCCATGTCCACCAACGTGGGCGTGGAGGTCATCGACCGCGGCCAGGAGGACTCGCAGTGGGTCTACAACGTGGAGCTGGACGCCCAGCAGGAGAAGCTGAACGATGAGGCCGTGGGGCGCCTGGCCGGCATCGAGATCAGCCTCTAACACTGACCATCAGCCCGCCATGTACGACTCACCGAGCACGTTGGAGCTTCTCGGGTGCATGGCCGCGCTGGTGGCGTGCGGGGTGTGTCTCGGCCTTTTGCTTGCGCTTTTCCTCTGGTGACCGATGGCCTACAGCAGCGACCAGGACATTTTCGATGCGATCGGGGAGGAGACGGTGCGCCTGCTCACGGACGACGACGGGTCCGGGCAGGTGGACACGGCCGTCCTCGACAGCGTGCGCAGCGACGCCAACGAGATCGTGAAGGCGTACCTGCGCGACCGCTACGAGCTGCCCCTGAACAGCACGCCGCCGCTGCTGGTGCAGGTGGAGACGGCCCTCACGGCCGAACGGCTCTACCGGCGCCGGCCAAGCGACGATACGCCCAGCAGCGTGGAGAAGGCGGCCGAGGAGGCCATGAACGTGCTGCGGGCGCTCAGTGAGGGCCGCATGACGCTGGGCCTCGACAGCGACGGGGACGGCGATGAGGATGGTGCCGACCCGTACCAGTTTCGAGCCCCGAAGACGCCGACGCTCACGCACGAGCTCGACGAGTTTTACTATCCCGACGGCGCGCAAACGCCGGATCATTAACCTTTAT